GAAAGAGTCAAAAGGAATGATGAAAAAAGAAGTGTCTTTTATGAAGAAAAAAGGCGCACCTAAGTCAATGATCAAGCATGAGATGGCTGAAGCTGGTATGAAAAAAGGCGGAAAAGCCAAGAAGATGTCTGCTGGTGGCTATACCCGCGCAGCCGACGGTATTGCCTCAAAAGGCAAGACCAAGGCTAAACAGGTCAAGATGATGATGGGCGGAAAGGCTTGCTGAAATGATGGCCAGTCGCGGAATGGGAGCCATACTTCCATCTAAGATGCCGGGTGGCAAGAAAAAAGCCCGTCGGGACGATACTGACTTTGTTGAGTACGCTGAAGGTGGAAAGGTTAGCAAGGTAAATGAAGCCGGAAACTACACCAAACCGGGAATGCGAAAGCGGCTCTTTGAAAGTATTAAGGCTGGTGGAAAGGGTGGTTCGCCGGGACAATGGTCCGCCCGTAAAGCTCAGCTACTGGCACAGCAGTACAAAAAAGCCGGAGGCGGATACAAGGATTAAATTCCCTGTTTACGACCGGCAAACCGACGGAAACGTATTTGATTGGCTTATTTCAACGGCAGATGACTTTAGGAAGATTAGACAGCGAGAGAGATGGAATGAGCTTAAAAAAATCGCAGAGAAGCCTAAAGTCGTGGACTGAGCAGAAGTGGCGGACTAAAAGTGGCAAACCTTCTACGCAGGGACCGAAGGCGACAGGGGAAAGATACCTCCCTTCCAGCGCCATCAAAGCGCTCTCCCCGTCCGAATATGCGGCCACTACCAGGGCTAAAAGGGCTGGACGAGCTGCTGGAAGACAGTTCGTCTCCCAACCCAAATCCATCGCCGCCAAAACCGCCAGACACAGGAAAGTGACATGACGACCTCCGGCACGACCCTATTTAACCCAGATCTCAATGAAATGTGCGAGGAAGCCTTTGAGAGAGCTGGCCGTGAGATGCGTTCTGGTTACGATCTGCGCACCGCCCGCCGGAGCATTAACCTGATGCTGGCCGATTGGGGTAACCGTGGGATTAACTTATTTACCATCGAGCAAGGCACCGTCAATTTGGTGCAAGGCACAAATACTTATGACCTGCCAATAGATACGGTGGACCTCTTGGATCATGTGATCCGCACCGGGGCGGGTAATCAAGCTACACAGAGCGATCTGACCATTACCCGGATCAGCTCCTCTACATACGCCACAATCCCCAATAAATTGGCTCAGGCGCGGCCCATTCAGGTCTGGGTACAGAGGCTTACCGGACAGACCTATCCGGCTGCTAGCGGGTATTCTCCGAGCGCCGTGGCCTATCCCAAGATTACGTTGTGGCCCACCCCGGATCAGGGTACCCAAGGCTCTCCTTATTACCAGTTTATCTACTGGCGGATGCGCCGGATTCAGGACGCCGGAAACGGAGTCAATACCTTTGATATTCCATGGCGGTTTTTGAACTGTTTTGTTGCTGGACTTGCGTACTACATTGCGATGAAAATACCGGAAGGGACAGAACGGTTGCCCATGCTAAAGGCGTCCTACGACGAGGCGTGGCAGCTAGCAGCGGGAGAAGATCGGGAAAAAGCGGCAGACCGGTTTGTTCCTCGACAAATGTTTATTGGGTGAGCCTAAATGGGTAATAGGTTTGCCAGCGGTAAAAGGGCGATATCGGAGTGCGATATCTGTGGCTTTAGGTACAAACTGAAGGAGTTGCAACAGCTTGTAATTAAGACAAAGAACGTGAATATCCTGGCCTGTCCGGAGTGTTGGAACCCGGATCATCCGCAGTTGCAGCTTGGAATGTATCCGGTCGATGACCCCCAGGCGCTGCGCAATCCAAGACCAGATTTCCCCGGATACCCCGAGAGCCGTTCTTTGACAATTACAGTGCCAATACTTGTAGGGCCGGTTCCAAACCCAACTGGATTGGGCCAAGTCATAGGAAACGGTTTTGTAGGAAACGTAACAATAGTCATCACATAAGGAGTAATTAGATGGACAAGGCAGCAATGAAAAAGGTGGCTAAGACTGAGGTCAAGGCCCACGAAAAAAAGATGCACGGCAAAGGGTATCGTGCCGGTGGCAAGACCAATCTGGACATGAGAAAGATGGGCCGTGGATTGGCTAAAGTTGCCAATCAGCTTTCTTCTGTTCGTAAAGTACCTAAGTCGGGGATTTAATCATGGCTAAGTTTTCAAATAAGGTCAAAGGCAAAGAGGTTGGATCTGCTGAAGTGTATGCAGCCCCTCATACCATGACTGGTAAAGAAACCAACGTAAACACTTATTCCACCTATGAACCCGGTGCTAAAGTGATGGAAAAGATGAACTTTTCTGTCGCTGGGATTAGTAAAGGTAACTATGCCCCTATCAACCCATACGGCACAGGCGTAATGCGTGGGTATGGAGCTGCAACCAAAGGCCGTAAAATCAGTGGAAAAATGGGATGAACTACACCCAGTTAAAAGCCAACATCGCGGACTATTGTGAAAACGAGTTCACAAATGACGAGTACGCGACGTTTACGCAGTTAGCCGAGCAGCGGATCTACAATAGCTGCCAGCCACCGGCCATTCGCAAGAATGTGACCGGCGTAACTACGGCTGGGAACAAGTACTTAGAGCAGCCATCGGACTTCCTGTACACATACTCCCTGGCCGTGGTTGACCCCGTGACCGGTGGGTATGAGTATCTGCTTAACAAAGATGTTAATTACATCCGCCAGGCGTTCCCATACCCAGCTACAACTGGTAAGCCCACCCACTACGCTTACTTTGATGACAACACTTTCATATTAGGCCCGACCCCGGATAACAATTACACGATGGAGCTGCACTATGGCTACTATCCTCCGAGTATTGTTACTGCGGGTACTTCGTGGCTTGGTGATAACTTTGATTCGGCGCTGTTTAATGCGGCTATGGTCGAGGCGATCACCTTTATGAAAGGCGAGCAGGACCTCGTTAAGCTGTATGAGGACCGGTACATTCAATCAATCGCTCTCCTGAAGAACATGGCAGACGGCAAACTCCGCCAGGACGCCTACAGGGATGGGCAAGTTAGAGTTAGGGTGGCTTAATGTTTTCAGCTTCTGGTGGCGCTTTACTGGGTACTGTTAAAGCGATGGGCGTATCGGGCCGGGGATTTACCCCGGAAGAACTTGCCGATAACGCCGTTGAAAGAATCATTTCTATAAGCGCAACCGCCGATCCTGTGATCCGTCAGCAGGCTGAGGCGTTTCGTGACCACATTCGTTCTGTGTTGGTGAGCTATGGCAACCAGTGTGTCAGATCAAACCATACGACGATTTCTAACCGGCTCCGTGATGCGGGGCATCCTGAATTAACAAAACTTTTGGAGAACTAAAATGGCAATTACCGTAACCACCGCAATGCCGACTTCCTTTAAGGTTGAGATCCTGAAGGCAGTACACAACTTCACGGCATCCACCGGCAACACGTTTAAACTGGCCCTTATGAAAGCCACAGCGGCTGGATCGGGTACTTACGGTGCAGCTACTACCAGCTACACAAACTTAACCAGCAATACAGATGAGTTGGCCAACGGCAACGGCTACACGACCGGCGGCAACACCCTGACTTCGGTTACCCCGGTAGCAGATGGCACAACCGCCGTGTGTGACTTTGACAATACGACTTGGTCATCGGCCACGTTCACCACCTGCGGCGGGATTATTTATAATGACACCGCTGCTGGAGATCCGGCTTGCGCGGTCCTGAGCTTTGGTGGCGATCAGCAGGTTTCTTCGGGCGACTTCCAGATTCAGTTCCCCGCTCCTGCCGCAGCTACCGCCATCATCCGTATCGCCTAAGTAGGTCAAGATGCCGGTTTACTCTGGCTGGGGAGAAGTACCCTGGGGCGAAGGCGGCTGGGGTACTGATCTCGCCTATTACCAAGTAACCGGCGTTTCAGGCACGGGGACGGTTGGCACCGTCTCCATCGAGGTCGATGATGCTTTCACCGTTACAGGTGTTTCAGGCACCGCCTCTGTAGGAACCGTAACCTTCTCAGTTACGCCAGCTATTGTTGGCGTCCAGGGTACCGGTGGGGTTAACAATGTTCCGTTTAACCGAACCGTCTATCTATCAGGCTGGGGTGCTATTTACTGGGGTGGCGGTAGTTGGGGTGATGCCTCAATATCCGCTGCCGGTACTGGCGCAGTTGGAACCGTAACCTTTGCCGTTAACGAAACCATCATCCCAGATGGGGTGCAAGGTACCGGGGCAATAGGCACGGTCAGCATTAGCGTTAACGAGATTGTTATCCCAACCGGGGTTTCAGGCACTGGGGCCGTAGGTACCACCACTCCGCTGATTGCTTACACACCAGCCGGGGTTCAAGGCACAGGTCAAATAGGTGGATTTACCGTTCAGGTTGACGATATTGTTATCCCGAACGGCGTACAGGGTAACGGGGCCGTAGGAACAGTTGGCTTCTCGCTTGGCAAGGTAGTCAATGTAAACGGTGTTCAAGGCACAGGCGCGGTAGGAAACGAGACCCCGCTGGTGGCTTATACAGTAACCGGGGTCAGCGCCTCTGGTGCGATTGGAACGGTAACTACCAAGACCGATGATTCATTTATCCCGGTCGGGGTGTCCGGTACGGGGGCCATAGGCACTGTTGGATTCTTTATCAACAGCAATGTTTCGGTCACTGGAGTTTCTGGGTCCGGAGCAGTCAGCGCAGCCATCCCAACACCCACGGCCACGCCGACCGGAGTTTCTGCAACAGGGGCTATCGGAACGGTTGCAATAGAGATAGACGATAGTAAACTTGTCACCGGAGTTGCCGGAACCGGCGCTGTTGGGACGGTTTTAATTAGAGGATGGACAACGATTAATGACGCCCAGGCAGCAAACTGGGAAGTAATCAACGTAGCAGCATAAGGAAACAAAATGGCAACTAATTACACCACCCTATTAGGGTTTGCCCTACCAACAACCGGGGAGTTATCCGGTACGTGGGGTACAACCGTCAACGACAGTATTACTCAGTTGGTCGAGGATTCTGTCGCGCAAACGGCCACGCAAAGCGTGACTTCTGCAGACTGGACGCTAACCACGACCGGATCTGGAGCAGCTAACCAAGCCCGATGCGCAATCCTGATTCCAACCGGGTCTCCGGGAGTCAGCCGGAACATCATCGCCCCAAGTTCTTCCAAGGCTTACTTTGTGATCAACCAGTCCGACGGGGCTGTGGTGGTCAAAGGATCGGCCACAACCGGGGTAACAATCCCGGCAGGAAAGAATGCCTGCGTAGCCTGGAACGGATCTGACTTTGTAAAGATTGCTTCAAATGAAGTCAACGACGGTACGTCTGGCGGTATTCCCTACTATTCATCAAGCAGCACTATTGCTTCTTCTGCCGCTTTGGCCGCTAGTGCAATCGTACTTGGTGGTGGAGCAGGAGCAGCCCCAGCAACTACAACAACCGGCACAGGCGTGGTCACTGCTGTAGGTAACGCTGTTAATACCACCGGCGGTCTGGTAACTCAGTCTGGCACCCTTGCAGCCAATAACGTCCTGCTTGGTGGTGGAGCTTCGACGGCTATTACGTCATCCAGCTTGCTGGCTACCTCAGCAGCGGTAACGACTGGTACGTATATCAAAGCCCTTGGATACGCTGACACGGTTACGGCCTTGGGCAACACCGGAACAGCAATTAACATTGATATCACAAGTGGCGGCGTGTTCTCTGCAACCCTGACCGGTAGCTGCACGTTTACTCTGCGCTATCCCGTGTCTTCGGGGGCATCGTCGTTTACTTTGATTCTGACCAACGATGGAACAGCAGGCCGGACAGTATCATGGGCCGGTGGATCGTTTAAATTCCCCGGTGGAGCAGCTTCTTTGTCCAGAACCACTACCGCTAACGCAGTGGATGTATGGTTCTTCTTTACCCCAGACGGTGGCACCACGTATTACGGTTCCATCCCGATGAAAAACTTAACCGCTTAATTAAGGAGCATTAAAATGGCACTTACCCCTGAACAACAATCTCAGGTTGACTTTCAAAAAGCATCTCAAGCTATGAACAACAAAATGGAAGCAGTTCGTATTGCTCGTGACGTATTAATGGAAAACGACCGAAACAAGCCGGTCGGTGACCGTGGCATTTCTGCTGCTGACATTACTGCATTTGCCCAGACGATTGAGCAATACGTCAGCCAGTGAATGAGTTTCATTATTTCCCTTCTGCCGTGTATCGGGAAGAAAAGCCCGAGTGGGTCGATCACGTTTTAAAAAACGTAGAAAGGTATTACGAACAGCAAAAGCAAATTAACAAAGAACAAAACAACTTGTGGCCGGTAATCCAAACCGGTCACATGGGCAATGATCCAGAGTTGTTTTTCTTAGCTGATTACTTTGCCAAAACTGCCACTGATCTTCTACGTCAACAAGGTTACTTCATCGACCCATTTGATTTTTACACTTCCGGTATGTGGGGACAGGAAATAGGACAAGGTGGAATGCACGAGCCGCACGTTCATGCTAATACGCAGATGTGCGGTTTGTTTTTTCTCCAAGCACCAGAAGGTGGGTCATATCCAATTTTTTCAGATCCAAGAGCTAGCAAGGCTATGACCGACTTTATGATGGCCGACAACGAGCTTCGCGTTGGATCATCAAAAGTATTTTTTAACAATATGATCCCAGGCACGTTTATGTTTTTTAACGCCTGGCTTCCACATCAGTTTGCTTTTAATCAGGTAGAAACACCAACAAAGTTTGTGCATTTCACATTAAATTGCAAAGAAAGACAAAATTAAATGCAATATGTTTTAACTCCTTACAACGAAAGAACAGAGCCGTATGCTTGGTGGGAAGGTGCTTTTAATGAGGAGCAAATTAACTGGCTTCAACAACAAGCCCGTAATGTTCAAGTAAAAGCGCAAGTTGGCGGTGACGGTATTGGTGTTAATAACCCAGGAATTCGTAGGTCAGGTCTTCACTGGTTGCCAAATACATCAGACACCAAATGGGTTTTTGAAACTCTTGCTCACGTTGTATCAAGTTTAAATGCTCAGTTTTTTAAATTTAATTTAATTGGTTTTGGTGAACATATACAACTTACAAATTACGATGAGTCTGAACAAGGTATGTATGGTTGGCACGTAGATATGGGGCCTCATACAAATTCTCCATGTCGAAAGCTGTCAATTGTTATGCAGTTGTCTGACCCAGTTGATTATGAAGGTGGCGTACTTGAGATTCAGCCACATGGAAAAGACATAATAAAAATGAGAAAGCAACGAGGTCTTATTGTTGCATTTCCATCTTGGACCTTGCATCAGGTAACTCCTGTTACGCAAGGGAATCGTCAATCGCTAGTAGCTTGGATATCGGGGCCACCATTCAAATGAACGACGTAGAACACAAAGACTTTATTGGTTATTACCGCAATCTGTATCCATCTGGATACTGCGAGCATTTGATTAAAGAATTTAATAGATTAGAAGAGAATGGCGCTGGATCTAATCGTCAAAAATCTGAAAACGCTGATCGTCATAGAAAAGATGATTATCAAATAGGTATTGAGCTTCGTAATCACAATCTTCAGAGGTTTGAAGACAAAGATTCATGTGATTTATTTTTTCATGGACTTCAAGTTTGTTACGAAGACTACACAGCTAAGTATTCGATTCTTCGTGACAATGGAAAAATACGTGCAACGGTTATGAAGATGCAACGCACCGGACCAGGTGGTGGATACCATGTATGGCACGGTGAACAAGGCCCAGGCCCGCAAGCCAATCGTGTGCTTGTGTATATGGTTTACTTAAATTCTTTTGATGAACGTGATGGCGGAGAAACTGAGTTTCTTTATCAAAGAACACGAGTAAGACCGGAAGAAAATTTAATGCTTTTGTGGCCAGCTTCGTACACACACGCACACCGTGGTAACCCAGTATTAGCTGATAAATACAAATATATTGTCACGGGGTGGTTTTACTATGACTAACAAAGAAGAATTTCAAACTAAAGGTTACACAATAGTTCGTGGATTTATTGATCCACAGTCAGTGCAAACTATTTCCCGTTACCTTGAAAACTCTTTAAAGCGTTACCCTGAAAATAATCAAGGTGGTAAAGCTGGTGATAGCAGCAAAATATCATGGTATGCAGACCCCCTGATTGAAACAGTATTGCTTAATTCGTTGCCTGAAATGGAACAAATTACCGGATCAAAACTGTTTCCGTCGTATTCTTTTACTAGGGTGTATACCAAAGGTGATGAGTTAAAACCTCACACAGACCGGCCTGCTTGTGAGGTTTCGGTAACTTGCCATGTGGCCACCGTAGGCAAACCTTGGCCCATTTGGATGCAAGCCCCTGGATCTGAGCCGTCAGAACACTACCTTGAGCCTGGCGATGCCTGCGTTTATCATGGATGCCAAGTTAAACATTGGCGCACCCCGGCTACAGAAACAGATGTAAATGTGCAGTTTATGTTGCATTACGTTAAACAGGACGGCCCCAACGCCGACCATAAATTTGATAAGCGCCCGGGTTTGGGTCTTAAAAAGTAGGAGTTAAAAATGCCTATTGGAACGTCTAAAATTGGTGTCCTTGGGGCCGGTGTGGTTCCTGGTGGCACTCAAACATTCAATGCTTCTGGAACTTTTTCAGTTCCGCCTGGTGTTAGCCGAGTAAACATTACTGGCCGTGGCGGTACAGGAAACCCAGGAAATGCTGGAAACCCAGGAAACTCAGGAAATATTGGCTTTGGGGCTTCTGGTGGTCAGGGTGCTGCACATGGAGCATCTCCATGTGGTCGATATACAGGTAGTTCTGGTGGTGGTGGTGGCGCTGCCTATAGGGCGGTTTGTGGGCCTGTTGCTCAATCTCCTTATTGGTTTGCTCCAATAAGAAGTATAAGTGCGCCACCGGCAGCAGGCCCAACAAATCCATGTCTTTATAGTCGTATTAGTTGTACAACACCTCCAGGGAATACTGGAGTAAATGGTCTTTCTGGATATAACGGAACAAGTGGAAATGCTGGAAACGCTGGTAATCCTGGCAGTGCAGGTAATCCAGGAAACGCTTCAACAACGCTGTGTAGAACTTTTCCTGGTGGGGCTGGAGGCAACGCTGGAGCTGGTGGTAACGCTGGAACAGGCGGAGGTGCAGGAACTGGTGGCGGCGGAGGCACGGCAACAGCAAACTGTAATGCAAACAGTTCAGTATCTGGTGGAGCTGGAGGAAATGGTGCTGGGTCTGGCGGTCCAGGTTTATCTCGTAATAGTAATTCTATAACTGGACCATCTTGTAATTCTTCTTCTTGGGCAAAATTAGGAGGAAATGGTGGCGGTGGAGCAGGAATAAACTGTGGCAGTAGTGGTTCAGCTGGAATAGCCGGTCAAACTAACTATTTAAACCCATACTCTATTTACAGTATGCCCAAAGCACCAGGCGGAACAGATCCAGGATTTACTTTTGGTCCAGGCGCCGGTAATTTACCTAACTCTGGTTATCTAAATGTTTTAACTAGCAACATGACTGGTGGGGCTGGTGGGTATGCCAGGATTAGTAACGGTGGAACTTCCGGGTTAACAGCAATTAGTCAATTTGGAAACTCTGCTCTTGGTGGTGGAAATTTACAATCATGTGGCACAAATGTCCCTGCTAACGCAGATTTTTCTGGAAGAACACCCGGAAGTTGTTCTAGTCTTCACTACATCATAGGTTTAACTTCTGGATCGTTTACTCCTAATGCTAATGCGTTTCGCGCTGGTGGTGGGGGTGGTGGAGGAGGTGGCGGCGCTAGAGGATTTTGCTACAACTCTACGCCATTTAACGCTGCCCTTCCCTGTTTAGGATCATCTAGCGGTGGTGGAGGTGGTGGTCGAGGCGGCGCTACAGGCGCTGGTGGAAATTCAACTGGCGGCGCTGGTTCAGCAGCTACACCAGCAACATTTAACTGTGTTGCCGTAACTCCAGGAGGATCTGTTCCTGTTACGGTTGCTTCTCCCGGTGGCCAAATTGTTATTTCATGGAACCCACAATGAAACGTAAAGAAGCCATACAACAAGTTAGAGAGCATGAAAATGCTATTGAGGTTGATCGAATTAAAAAAATTCGAGAACTTGAATCTAAGATGGATTTAGAAAACAGAGAAAATAATCTTAATCGAGCTAGATCTATTACTGTTGGAACTGTTTTTGGCGGAACAAGTGAAATTATGATGCGCGGAGATGGCGGTCGTCATCTTTGGTGTGTTATGCAACCAGTAGAAGTTATTGAGCTTATTCATCAGCTTGCGGCAAATGTCGGATGTAGTGCGCAAATTACCCCACGTAAAGATTTTTCAAGCTGGAGAGATTGGCGCGTTTCGGAAGCAGAAAAGAAACACCTTAATGGTCATGCTCCATTTGTAAATGATATGGCCCTGGTGCATAACTTAGGGAAAACTGGGTTTGACGATAATCATGTACAAAAAATTCTTGATGATTTATCGCAAATGAAAGAGTTTGCCAACGAAACAGATGATGCAAAAATTGTTGGTCAAAATTTAAAAATTGATGGAGCGCCAAATTTAATGGTTGGTGAAGAAGATGGACTACTTCATAATAAATTAGCAGTAAAAGATGGCGAACTTATTTATATGTCTGGTGGAACCGGTGGCGTTTCAACAGTTATGTCAAAGGAAGAGATGAAACAACATGAAGCTATGGCAGCTAATAAACCCTCAAACCGGGGAAAAACTAAGCGGTTTACAAACGCTTCCTGAAAATTGGGGGCCGATATTTGGTATGGAAGGAGTCAAGGATCGACTTGGCGACTTGTCGTGGCTTGGCATTTCTGACCGCGCATGGATTGAAGTAGATGCCCCAGATCCAATAACAGATCAAAAATCTGTAGTTGATGCTCAAATTGCACAGATGTTAGCGGAAGCAACTTCAATGATAGAAAATGCTTCGCAGCTAACCAAAGCCCAGTTTCAAGCCTGGACTGATTATCAAAGAAAACTTGAAAATTTACATTTAAGTCCTGGATACCCAAATGAGCTACCGTGGCCAATAAAACCTGAATGAATAAATACTTAATCCGGTTTAATAAATCAAAAGGCGAACCGGGCCGAGGAAGTGAAGAACATGTTTGGCGAGTGTTTGAAAATGGCAACGAGATACTGGCCAGGCACGTTAGGATTAATGTACGGAGCTGGAGCGAACAGACAGGCCCAGACTGGAACATTGCGTGTATAGGAAAGATGACGTTTCATCCAGGTGTAGACATAGTAGAAATTAATAAAGTAGAAGGATGGTATTAGATGAGCGCACCAGAGGTACAAATAGTTGCAGTAAGTAATGTATTTACACGGCTTATGCACTTTGTTAATGAAGGTGACTTTGAAAACGGCCATGTTCATAACTACGATCACGCAACTATGGTTAGCTCAGGTTCAGTGCTTTATGAAGTTTTGGACGGGCCAAATGGTAATGCTGTGGCAGCAAAAGAATTTAAAGCTCCCGGTTATGTGTTTGTTCAAAAAGACAAGTACCACCGATTGACAGCGCTAGAAGACAACACAATATGCGTTTGTATTCATGCGTTGCGTACTATTGACGAGGAAATTATTCCTCCGGACACATTCATTGAGCCGTTGCATTCAACAAACAATGGCGAAATTAAAAACGCAATTCAAGATCTTATGGGTATTAGTTGGAATGAAATTACCCCTGCTCAACATATAGGAGGCCATCATGGCACTTAAACCAGTAGATCCAGATAAACAAAAAGGGCTGTCGATGCTGCCCGAAGATGTGCGTAATCAAATGGGATACGCCAAGAAA